TCAAGATTTCGCAGATTATCCAACATTTGGTGACGACGCTTATTACCAAGGTATTGCTGATAAAAATGCTGCTAAAGAAGCTGATGAACAAGCTTATGTTAAAAAACAAACTGAAGCTGTAAAAAATATGCAATCTATTGGAGAGTTACAAAAGCAAATTAGAGCTAATCCTGAGTTATCTGCTCAATATGAAAACATTGCTTCTATGCCTAGCAATAGAGCCACCAGTGATTATAAGAGAAAGGAAATTGCAAAACTTTTAGAACTTCAAAGACAAGCTAACAAAGCATCACAATCAAGTGAAGTAACTAAACCAGCGGTAAATGAATAAATCATTTAAAGAAACAAAAATAGGGGCTTTTTTAGCTACTAAAGCTCCTAAAGTGTTAGCCGCTATAGGCGACGTGCTACCAGATCAAGGAACTCTAGGTGTAGTAAAAAATATTATATCAAGTGATACTAAGATCAAGGCCGTTGATAAAGAAGAAGCTATGAAGCTAATAGAGCTAGATCTTCAAGAATTAAAAGAAGTTTCTAGCAGATGGAGAGCTGATATGAAATCAGACTCTTGGCTTAGCAAAAATACTAGACCTCTAGCTTTAGTATTTTTAACAGTATCATCAATATTCATGATGGCCGTAGATTCATTTCATTTGCAATTTGACGTAGATGAATCATGGATAAACTTATTAAAAACATTACTGGTAACAGTTTACGTAGCATACTTCGGAAGTCGTGGTGCTGAAAAAATAACAAAAATAAATAAATAAACATGAAAGGTTTAGAAGGAAATATGATGGCTCAACCAAGAGTGTTTGGTCACGATGCTGCAATAGTTATAACTGGCGCAATAAACACAACAATACCAGCTATACAAGCTGTTGAAATAACCGCTGTTGGAACAGGTTATGCTTTATCAGAAGTAGGTGATGAATTAGATCAGGCATCTGTGGCACCTTCAGGCGCAACTGGTGTGAAAGTTAAAATAGCTAGTTTAACAATTATAAGTGGAGCTGGTACAACTCCAGATCCTTACGTATATGGTGTAGGTTCTGTTGAAATATCTGTAGCTGGTGCTGGTTATGATATAGATGATGTAATTACTTTAAATAATTCAGCAGGCGGCGGAACTGGCCTTAAAATAAAGGTTTTAGCTAATGGCTTAACTTTACCAGGATTATCAGTTGAAGATAGAGGAGCTGTTATATATAATGGAAACGCACAACAAAGTGTTGAAATAATAACAGAGACAGGTAAGGCAGTAATATTTCCATTAGTGCAACCAGGAACAGTCGTAGGTGATAAAGTTCCTATTTTAGCAAAAGGTGTTATATCGGGATCAAATTTGATAGCGGTATACTAAAACAAAAACAAACAATCAAATAAAATCAAATAAAATGGCAAAAGCAAAAAAAATAACAAAAGAAGAATTAGAAAAAGCAACTAAAGTTTCTCGAGAGTATAATGGTGTTATACAAACTGTAGGTAATTTAGAACTACAAAAGCAAGACTTTTTAGTGCAAGCAGCAAAAGTAAGAGCTAGTATTGAAGAAATTAAAAAAGATCTTCAAGAAAAATATGGAAATGTTAATATAGATCTTGCTACTGGAAAATACGAAGAAAGTGCAGAAGATAAGAAAGATTAGTATAGGCTCTGACTACAAGAATGATGCTATGCATTATTCAAAGGGTCAAGAAGTTTATGGTGGCCATATTATTAATGATATTCTTTTTGAAGATAAAGATCAATCATATAACATATTTATAAGTAAAGATGATGAAGTTTTGCCTTGGAAGAAGTTTAATAAAAATATGGCTATATCGGTAGAATATGATTTAAAATATTAATGAATAGCTTATATAGCTTCATTGTTAAACCACTTAACGACAGGTATGACAATATACGAAGAGTTGATGATACTAACCTTATTATCAATACTAGCATTGAAGATCATAGATTTATTAGTAAAAAAGCTGTAGTAGTTTCGACTCCTGCAGCTTACAATACTAAAATAAATATAGGAGATGAACTATATATTCATCACAATGTATTTAGAAGATGGTATGATCAAAAAGGAAACGAACGTAATAGCTCGACTTATTTTAAAGACGATCTTTACTTTGTTACTCCTCAACAAATCTACATGTATAATTTAAAACCGCATTTAGATTATTGTTTTATAAAGCCAATTAAAAACCAAGACTTATTAGAGGCTAGAAAAGAACAACCTAATGTTGGTATAGTGAAATATACTAATAACACCTTAGAAGCTCTAGGAATAAAACCTGGAACGCTTATTACGTTTACACCTAACTCAGAGTTTGAGTTTATTATAGAGGGTGAACGACTTTATTGTATGAAATTAAATGATATAGCTTTAACGCATGAATACCAAGGAAACGAAAAAGAAAATAATCCAAGCTGGGCACAAAGCTATTGAAGAACTTATAAAGGTAGCAAAAGAAAAGATTGTAGACTCAGACGACGATGTAAGCGCTGATAGATTAAAGAATGCTGCCGCTACTAAAAAGCTAGCTATAATGGATGCTTTTGAGATATTGACTAGAATACAAGAGGAAGAGGATATGCTGAATAATAAACCTAAAGAAAAAGTTGAAAAAACTTTTAAAGGTTTTGCAGAAGGGAGAAGTAAGTGAGTTATAATCAAACACTTTGGAAAGAGATTAAGGACGTTGTAAATCCTAAGATATTAGCTAAAAACAATAGGTTTAAAAAATGGGAGTATGGCTATAACTCTGATTATGATTTTATAGTAATAAGTAAAACTGGAAAAATTGGACAAATCATTGAAATACAGAATCTCAGGATTGCTTTACCAACAACAGATGAACCGTTTAAACGAAGCGAAAACAAAAAGGAACAATATTGGGAAAAACAAGAATACCCAAAAGAACTAAGTAAAATTAAAAGTAGGTTTGACTGGCAAGAATATCCAGCTGAATTTAAAGAAAAGTGGTACGACTATATTGACGATGAATTTACTAGAAGGGAACAAGGATTTTGCTTTTATAACAATGGCACTCCTACTTACATTACTGGTACTCATTACATGTACCTGCAATGGTCAAAGATTGACGTTGGAGCACCAGACTTTAGAGAATCAAATAGACTCTTCTTTATATTTTGGGAAGCATGCAAGGCAGATACAAGATGTTACGGAATGTGCTACCTTAAAAACAGAAGATCTGGATTCTCTTTTATGTCAAGCGCAGAGCTTGTTAATCAAGCTACAATATCTTCCGATGCTAGGTTTGGAATACTTTCCAAGTCTGGAGCAGATGCCAAGAAAATGTTCACAGATAAAGTTGTACCCATATCGGTTAACTACCCATTCTTCTTCAAACCCATTCAAGATGGTATGGACAGGCCAAAAACTGAATTGGCTTATAGAGTTCCAGCATCGAAACTTACTAGAAAAAAACTTGAGTCGAATGAACAACTTGAAGAACTAGATGGACTTGATACTACTATTGACTGGAAAAACACAGGTGATAACTCTTACGATGGTGAAAAGCTAAAACTATTAGCTCATGATGAGAGTGGCAAATGGGAAAGACCTGATAATATATTAAATAACTGGAGAGTCACAAAAACTACATTAAGGCTAGGATCAAGGATAGTAGGTAAATGTATGATGGGCTCAACTTCAAACGCATTAGACAAAGGTGGAAACAACTTCAAAAAACTATATTACAATTCAGACGTTACAAAAAGAAATAGAAACGGACAAACATCTTCTGGCCTCTACTCTCTTTTCATCCCTATGGAGTGGAGCTACGAAGGATTCATCGATACTTTTGGATTACCTGTCTTCATTAGACAAGAAGCTCCAGTCAAAGGAGTTGATGGTTATGAAATTACAACAGGAGTTATTGAACACTGGGAAAACGAAGTAGAAGGTTTAAAATCTGATCAAGATAGTTTAAATGAATATTATAGACAGTTTCCAAGAACCGAGCAACATGCTTTTAGAGACGAAGCTAAAGATAGTTTATTTAATTTAACTAAAATATATCAGCAGATAGATTATAATGAAGAACTAAATAATACTGCTTCAGTAACTCAAGGTAATTTTATTTGGCAAGACGGAATTAAAGATACTAAAGTTATTTTTGTGCCTAACATAAATGGAAGATTTATTATTAGCTGGGCACCTCCTAAAAACTTACAAAATAAAGTAATTATAAAAAATGGAATTAAACATCCTGGCAATGATCATATAGGAGCTTTTGGTTGTGATAGTTATGACATATCAGGAACTGTTGATGGTAGAGGTTCTAAAGGAGCTTTACATGGACTAACAAAGTTTTCAATGGAAGACGCACCACCTAATCACTTTTTTTTAGAATATATATCAAGACCTCAAACAGCTGAAATATTCTTTGAAGATGTGTTAATGGCTTGTGCATTTTATGGTATGCCAATATTAGCTGAAAACAATAAACCTAGATTATTATATTATTTTAAACGTAGAGGTTATAGAGGTTTTTCAATGAATCGCCCTGATAAAATTTGGAATAAATTATCTACAACAGAAAAAGAAATAGGTGGAATACCTAACTCAAGTGAAGATATTAAGCAGGCACACGCTGCCGCTATCGAAAGCTACATTGAAGATTATGTCGGTCAATTACAGGATGGATATGGAGACATGTATTTTCAACAAACACTAAAAGATTGGAGTGGTTTTAATATAAACAATAGAACCAAGTTTGATGCTACTATTAGTTCTGGCTTAGCAATTATGGCTTGTAATAAAAATAAATATAAACCAAATCCTGATAAAAAATATAAACCTATTAAACTAGGTATAAGTAGATATAATAATTCAGGAACAATTTCAAAAATAATAGAATAAATATATGCAAATTTCATACAACACTAATAGTTCTTTTCCCAGTCAGGTGGTACCAGATGCAGAAAAAGCTACTTTAGAATATGGTCTTGCTGTAGGTAGAGCTATAGAAGGAGAGTGGTTCAGAAACTATAGAGGTGGGTCAATGGGTAGTGGTTACGCTATTAACTATAATAATTACCACAACTTAAGACTTTACGCTAGAGGAGAACAATCTGTAAAAAAATATAAAGATGAATTAGCTATTAATGGAGATTTATCTTATTTAAATATAGATTGGAAACCTGTGCCTGTTATTGCTAAATTTGTAGATATAGTTGTTAATGGCATGTCAGAAAAGTCTTACGAATTAAAAGCTTTTGCAGTAGATCCATTTTCAATACAACAAAGAACTCAATATGCTAGAGATTTAATGCGTGATGTTCAAGAAAGAGAAATGGCAGAGCGAGTAAATCAAACATTAGGTATAACTATTACAACACCTCAATTTAAAGAACTAGGACTAGAGTCCGATGAAGAAGTTAAATTACATTTACAGTTAGATTATAAGCAGTCTGTAGAAATAGCAGAAGAAGAATTATTAGAAGACGTATTAAATAGAAACAAATACGATTTAACTAGAAGAAGATTAGCTCAAGATTTAACAGTGCTAGGAATAGGTGCTGTAAAAACTAACTGGAGTAAAGAAAAAGGCATAATAGTAGATTATGTTGACCCTGCTGCTTTAATATATTCTTACACAGAAGACCCTAATTTTGAAGATTTATATTATGTTGGAGAAGTTAAAAGTATAAACTTAGCTGATTTAAAAACTCAATTCCCATATCTTTCAGATGAAGAAATGGAACAAATACAAAAATATCCTGGCAACTCAGAATATTTAAGAAACTGGAGTGGTAGAAATGATGAACAGACAGTTCAGGTTATGTATTTTGAATATAAAACTTATTCTGATCAAGTGTTTAAAGTTAAAAAAACAGCTACAGGATTAGAAAAAGCTTTACAAAAACCTGATACTTTTAGTCCACCGGAAAATGAAAACTTTGAAGTTGTATCTAGAACTATAGAAACTTTATATAGTGGGGCTAAGATACTAGGACA